GGTGAGACTTACTTCCCTTACTGTGACGAGAAGGGACAGACGATAGCGTATAAGATACGAGGTGTAGGCAAGGAGTTCTACAGCAAGGGTGCTATCAAGGATGGTTGCCTGTTCGGTCAACAACTATTCCCAAGGGGAAGTGCCAAGACTATTACTATAACGGAAGGAGAGTATGATGCAGTCGCTAGCTACAACCTACAGGGCAGCAAGTATCCGGTGGTGTCTATCAAGAACGGAGCAGGGTCTGCGGTTAAGGATTGCAAAGAGAACTACGAGTACCTCGACTCCTTTGATCGCATCGTTGTCAACTTCGACAATGACGAGGTGGGTCAGACAGCGGCGGCGGCTGTGCTTGAACTGTTCAGCGGCAAGGCTTACAACCTACGGCTTAAGAAGTGTAAGGATGCCAACGACTACCTTAAGTCTGCCTATCGCAAGGAATACATCGATGAGTGGTGGAGTGCTGAGGCGTATGTACCCTCTGGTATAGTCAACGGCAGTGAACTCAGAGAGTTGGTGTTGTCTCCCTATATCATGCCTCTTTTTAGTTGGCCTTGGGATGGACTCAACCTACTTACCTATGGTATCAGGCCATCAGAGATCGTTACCCTGACAGCAGGGACAGGGACGGGTAAGACTACAGTGCTTAAGCAAGTGATCGACAAAGCACTGAATGATACGGACTTTAACATTGGTATGTTATCTCTCGAAGAGGGGACAGGTACAGCAGCACTGTCACTCATGTCTATGTATGCTAACAAGCGTCTTCACATGCCGACCAAGGAGCAGATGACTCAGATACTGAACAACCCTGACAACATCAAGCATAAGCAGGGCTTGGCTGATGAGGTTACTGATGCTGAGAAGAACGCTGCCTTCGATGCTGTACTCGGTGACGGTAGGCTTTGGTTCTACCAACACAACGGTGACTCGACAGTGGACTCAGTGTGTGACACCATCAAGTACATGAGTAAGGTGGCAGGGTGTCCTGTCATTGTGCTCGATCACATCTCTATCTTGGTTGGTATGCAGCACAGCAGACGTAACACATCAGAGAGAGAGGCCATCGATGATACGATGCACATGCTCCGAGGTCTGGTTGAGGAGACTGGTGTAACCATACTGCTAGTGTCTCACCTAACCAAGAGTGCAGCAGGTGAGGCTTCACATGAAGAAGGTGGTCGTGTTAAGATGTCACAGATGAGAGGTAGTAACGCTATAGCTCAGCTATCTAACATAGCCATTGCCCTTGAACGTAATACACAAGCAGACAATCCAGAGGATACAGACATGACAGTGGTGAGGATACTGAAGAACCGTTTCTCTGGTGAAACAGGGATAGCAACCATGCTAGAGTGGAACGAACACACTGGTAAGTTAAACGAACAACTCAGTAGAGTTTACAGTGGTGACCCATTATGAGATGCTTAGCATGTAACGCTGAACTAACCGACCATGAAGTAACACGACAAGACAAGCATGGTTATACTGATATGTGTATAAGATGCATAGCATTGTCCGCAGATGAAACACCAATGGAGAGAGAGTATGTCCAAGAAAGTAGTCGATCTGGAAACAACAACGACACATGACACGATCTGGATGGGTGGAGTATACGAGCCAGACACCAACACCTATACACAGTTCACCTGTAAGGAGGAGTTGGCTCCGTTGATACAGGATGGTGATGTTATCATCATGCACAACGGCATCGACTTCGATCACCCTGTACTCAAGAGAGTATGGGATTACGAATGGCCTGATGTTGACATCGTAGATACATTGGTTATGTCTAGGCTGTGGCTACCTACTATAACTGGAGGTCACTCACTCAAGGAGTGGGGTGAGCGTGTTGGTAACTACAAGGGTGACTTCACTGACTACGATGAACCTGCTGAGGGTGAGTCAAGGTCTGAGTGGTGGACTCGGATGGGTATCTACTGTGAACAAGACTGTCGTCTAACTTGGCAGGTCTATGAGAAGCTGATGGGTCTGCTCCGTAAGGGCAAGTTCACCAAGACAGCGTTCGACATGGAACATGCAGTGCAGTGGGTGGTGTCAGAGCAGGTACGTAATGGTATCTACTTCGATACAGCTAAGGCTACTGAGTTGTACAGTTTCTTGCAGAGCAAGGCGGCTGTGTTGTTGGAGTCCTTACAGCAGGAGTTCCCACCTATCATCACACAGCGGTGGTCAGAGAATACAGGGAAGCGTCTCAAGGACAAGGTGGAACTGTTCAACCCCGGTGCGCCAAGTCAGATAGCACGTAGGTTGATGGGTCGTGGTGTTAAGCTCACCGAATTGACGGAGAAGGGTAGCATCAAGATGGATGATGAGATACTTGAGAGTATAACACACCCTGCTGCTGCTCCTATTCAGGAGTACAAGATGATAGAGAAGCGTCTGAGTCAGATGAACGGATGGTTCAAGCACTGCACTGAGGACACTCACCGTATCCACGGTAGGGTTAACTCGATGGGTGCTGCCACCTACCGGATGTCACAGTTCAAGCCTAACCTAGCACAGATACCTGCCATTGGTAAGCCTTACGGTAAGGAATGCCGTGAGCTATTCTGTGCCCCAGAGGGTAAGGTTATGGTAGGCTGCGATGCCTCTGGTCTGGAGCTACGCTGCTTTGCTAATGCAACAGGGGACGCTGACTACGCTGAGGTTGTGGTTAACGGTGATGTACATCAGTACCATGCTGACTTGCTTGGCATCGACAGACGGACAGCTAAGACATTCATCTACGCTTTCCTTTACGGTGCAGGTAATGGCAAGCTAAGCAGTATCATCAACGGTAATGGTCGTGCTGCTCGGGCTGTCTTTCTTGAAAGAGTTCCGGGGCTGTTGCAACTCAGGGAGAAGATCGTAGCACAGCATAACAATGGAGGTTATGTCGAAGGCTTGGATGGCAGACGAGTTCGTACTTCTTCAGAACACAGCGCAGTTAACTACAGGTTACAGAGTGACGGTGCGCTGATAATGAAGCAAGCCTCTGTAGTGTTACACCGCTACATTAATGAGCGACAGTGGAAGTGTAAACCTATGCAGGTTGTAGCTGCTCACGATGAGTGGCAGTTCGAGACACTACCGGAGGAGGCTGACAAGCTAGGTCAGTTGGCAGTCAGAGCAATCAAGCAAGCAGGTAAAGACTTTAACATGACATGTCCACTTGACGGTGAGTACATGATTGGTAAGTCTTGGGCAGAAACACACTAACTAACTAGACACGAGGAGGAATACATGGTATAATTAACTACTTATGAGTAATGAGTAACACACTAAGAGAGACGTAACCAGTTATGCTTTCTCTTAGAAACTAAATAGACTAAATAGAAACTAAAAGGATACAAACTATGTCACAACTAGCAACTACTAACGCAATCAAAGCGGTTCTTTACTGGCCTAACCTTAACCAAGTTAACGGTATGAGTGGTAAGTACCAAGTTGATCTGTGTCAACTCAGTCCATCAGCTACTGCTTGGTTATCAGACAGTGGGATTAAGGTTAACAACAAGGGTGACGAGCGTGGTGATTACATCACATCGAAGTCAGGTTATGAGATACCTGCTGTAGATGAGGAAGGCAACGCTGTCGAGGCGATGGTAGGCAACGGTACACAAGCTACTGTACGACTACAGATCGTTGAAGGTAAGCACCCCAAGTTCGGAGCTTGGACTATCGCTTCTATCAAGAAGCTAGTCGTTACCAACTTGGTCGAGTATGAGGCTGATGGTGTCGATGAAGACGATGTTAACTATGCAGATGCACTATAAGGAGAAGTCAATATGAATGTAGAAATGTCAGAGAACACCTTCAACCTACTCGGTCAGATACTAACGAGTGACATCAATGTACCCGTTAAGCTAGCTGCTGGTTATGCTCAAGCACAGGCTGAGTTCCAAGCCCATGTCGAGAAGACCAACGCAGGGCAGCCTGTCGTTGTAGAGGAGGAGTAGTGTCTGACTATCCCAACATAGACTTCCTTCACATAGACGGTGACCTGTTCATATACAGATGTGCCAATGCTTGTAAGGAAGAACCTGTATTCATAGCCTGTTCGACTATGGATAAGATGTTGGGTAGTATTCTTATGGCGTTCCCTGAGGTGGACTACCAAGTCTACCTCTCGGGTTCGTCCTCTGAGAACTACCGTCACCAGTATGCAGTGACAGCTAAGTACAAGGGCAACCGCAGCACTGAGAAACCCAAGCACTACGATGCACTGCGTCAGTACCTGATGGATGAGTGGGCAGCCACCATGTCTCACGGTAACGAGGCTGATGACACGATCTCTATTGACTACACTACACGATGGAAGGCTCACTGCAAGAACGCTGAGTCCACGTCAGTGCCTTGTGTTGTGTCTGTAGACAAAGACTTCGATCAGCTAGTAGGGTTACGGTACGACTTCGTTAGAGAAGAACTGGTGTGGAAGACACAGCTTGAAGCTGACTTGAATCTGTATAGACAGGTGATGGAGGGTGACACTGCTGATAACATCAAGGGTATCTACGGAGTGGGTAAGGTTAAGGCTGCTAAGTTCTTAGCTGAGTGTACTACACCCAAGGAGATGTACGATGTATGTGTAGAGAAGTTCATTGAATACACAGATTGCACTTCCGATGAAGCCCACCTAAGGGTGGAAGAGAACCTTAACCTAGTCTTCTTGCAGCGTAAGGAAGGCGAATACTTTAGGAGTCCGAATGGGGAAGCAAA